CGGTAACACATTCTGCGGCATTTTGAACTCGACGCCACTCTCCTCATATGACTTTCTCAGGTTGTCTATGTAGTTATCATAATTTTGCATGTACACGAGCTCCTTCTCGTAAGGTGGACACTTTTGGGGTCTAATGATCGAATATAAAAATGTACCCTCTTTCGGTCTATCCGAAATAGTGGTACAGGGCTCTCTAACTCGAATGCTAGGTCTCTTGAACATGATTATCTAACTTTCTTAATCTTTATTACAACTTAGGTTTAATTCACACTCTATCACGTGATGCGCCTGAAAATTCTGGAGAGATTCATAGGGTCCCCAGATTTCAATGACTTTGCGGTTCTTGTCGTACCAGAGATAGGACAAATCTAAAAATCTAGTGAGCCAGTAGAAACGTTTTCCCGACTTACCTACAAATTTGAAAATGTCATCTTGCTCGTACGACGAGACATCTAATTCGCTGTAATGCGTGTTAGGTGGTCTGTACGGCGCCATTTATAAAAAGACGCGTGTATCTTTTAAGTCTTATTTACCACAAGCGCAGTACTTTTCTTTCTTTGACTTTGGTTCATACACGAAGGCATACAAACCAACCAAAGCAATTATAGACAATGGGAGAAGGTAGTTGGTGGTCTTTTTCATTTATGGTAAATAAATATTTTATTCTTCATCCTCCAGGCTGATATCAGATAGTGATTCCGATTCGGACTCACTCGAAACTTCGTAATCTTCATCAGAATCATATACGGGCTCGTATGTATTTTCAGACACCTTTCGGTATAATCCAGTGTCTTCTATGTCTGTGACATCATAATATCCACATATCGAGTCCCTAGACACTGTCTGTGGTCTACCACTAAACATACACGTACCATTTCGTTTGCATATGAATTCATCCACTAAATATTCATCACCCATGTCTTCGAGTAACTTACAAATGGATATGCTACCATCATCGAACGCGACGTCTACTATCATTTACTACACTTAATTTCTACTCTTAAAGTAACTTATGAATGTATTGAAAGGAAGGTACGTAAATTATAAAGATGCAGTCATGTTTGATTTAGATAATACTCTTATTTTTACAAACGGAAGACCTAATTATGCGATTATACAATTATTAAACGATTGTGTAAAATTAGGATACAGAATAGTCATAATTACTGCGAGACCAAACATACCTGGTATAGAGACACTAACCAAATTTCAATTGTATATGTATGGAATATATTACGACGAATTGTACATAACTCCCGCACACAACAAAGGTAACATAAAAAGGCAAACTGGGTACAACTATGTACTATCTGTAGGCGACAAAGATACGGATTTAACCCATTCGAAATACACAATCAAGATTTCCACCTAGAATCACAGTTGTGGCACGTGATAAACACAGTCATTGGTTCATCGGCGCTCCTTGTTTGCATTTCATAGTACGTAGTCTTGTAAGACTTGCAACGATTACACCTGAAAATACCCTTGTAATTGGGATCTTTCAGTACATTCGAGTTATATTCCTTCTTCATTTCTTTCGCGACACAGGCTTCTTTTGTTATAGCCCATGGTCCATTTGGCCACATTCCTTGCGGTGTCATATCCACGACATTTGACGCTTTCACAACACCGCTCACAATTCGATCTTTTAAACAGGGAGAATTTTTAAGATTATATTGAATCTGGAGAAACTTATGTTTATAACGGTTCATGTGATTTGGGTTATCCGCCGCGGCGACGTCGCCGAGCGAAGTGCTTCTTTTCACTGCCCAGTTATGTGTACTTTTCTCGAGATTCACGCACGTGACGCTATCACTTGGAAGTCCCAAGATTTCAGCGTATTTGTCCTTGACGTATTTTCGAATCATATCTTTTTACTTAATTATTACAAAATCAATATCGACTTAAGTAGCGAAATTCTGGTTTTTCGCATTCACCAAAAGATTCTGGGGAACATTTGTTAAATGGTCCACCCTTTCTTTCTGTGTCATTTATGGTTGGAACCCAGTCGCCATCTAAAATACGTGGCACATACAATTCAGTTTCCCTGAGAATAAGGTAAACCAACAACAAAGCCAAAACTGCCGTTAACATTTATGTAAGCTAAGTTTTTATTTTGGGATGTATGCCGAACCATCGAAAACGGCATCTGTGTACTTCATAGCCAACACAAAGTGAAGTTGGGCCCAATCTTGTGGCTTGATTTGTTCATCAGATATTGGGTTATTGTTTACATCCTTCATGAAATCATGCTTTTCGCGCATGGATTTCTTGAAGCTATCACCCGCTTGCTTCAACCATTCCGCGTGTTCCTTTTTCGAAGGATCAAATTTGAGAGCCAAAGACCCCATTGTGAATAATTAATATTATTCATTCTTTAAATTAGATTCAAGCCAATCTTTGTACATATTTTCATCTACATGACTATCTATCTCTTGTCCTCGTATTGTCAATAGAGTCATCTGTTCGTCGTAATCGAACATGTGACAATAGAAATATGAGAGTCCACTCGACATGGATATACTATTTAATTCGTGTTGCTGCAATGTATTTATTTTTATAAACTTTCTTACATATTCTGGCGTTCTCTGTTTGAATTTATGTTCTGGTTCTATTTTGGAAATAGGTTCACTCAGATCGATGGTTGGCCACTTACCAAATTTGGATCTGTATATTGAAAGATAATCTATATATTTTGTCGCATTCACTTTATCTGCAAAACATATAGCTCTTGGTATATGTTTTGGGTCTGTAATCGTAGACAGATTACTTCGACCAACTGTTATGAAGTGAAAGTTCATCTTATAATGTAATAAAGAAAAAACCTTAAGTAATATTAGATGAATATCCCAAAAACACCAGGTCAAATTGAGTATGCGAAGATCCTACAGTCACAAAAGCCTATAATCATAGCTACCGGACCAGCTGGTTCTGGTAAAACTATGTTTGCGTGTCAATATGCAGCGGATCAACTCAAAAATAAACAATGCAAAAAGATCATCCTCACGCGCCCAATTGTCGCGGCTGATGAAGATATGGGATATCTTCCGGGTGAAATGGAACGTAAAATGGAACCCTGGATTAGACCAATGATGGATGTATTTGAAACTCAGTTAACACGTAATCAACTTGAATATGCAGTTCGAGTAGAACCTCTTGGATTTATGCGCGGTAGAACATTCAACGATGCATTCATCATAGGTGACGAGATGCAAAACTGTACACCCAACCAAATGAAAATGTTACTCACACGTCTGGGTGAAAACTCAAAGATGGTTGTCATGGGTGACTTGAAACAAAGTGACCTAGTGGGGAAGAAAAATGGACTAGCTGATCTCGTACACAAACTCAAAGGTAATGAATTTGAATACGTGGAACACGTGATCATGCACGACGAGGATATCCTGAGACATCCCGCGGTCGCTGAAATTCTCAAGATTTATTAAATGATGTGATGAGATCGTGACGAAGCGTTTTCACTCTATGCCTTAAAATTTCCATTTTTTCGGTCATCTCCACCTTTTGCTCGAAATACATGTTGAGCCAAGATACGAGATCCTTAAAAAGTGGTTTAGTGCGTATATACCACTCGCTCAGAGATAAACCTATGTTGTCACACTCTTCGTACCCTTTTAAAATTGTGTCATTTTCACACTTTTCTAAAAGTGGTTTTAGCTCGTAAAGATCGGATATCATTTCGTCTAACTCCGATCTTCTTTTACAAAGACTTTCTAGTTCTTCTTCGAGCATGTTATATAAATTGAAGAAATTAATCACAGAGTTAAAGGTTTGGAAATATAAGTTTATATTAACATGAATGAATTAAACATATATCCCCTATCTAAGTATTTTAAGTCGACTGGTGCAAGAGATCATCCATATTTCTGGATAGAAGGTGCGGGGAGTTTTATTCCTAACATGTTAGAGTGCATAGAACTCACGGACTATTCTCCAAATGTCAGAAAATATGATGATTTTGCAAATGACAAAGAAGAAGAACTAAAGAATTTGTTTATAAAGTATGGTTCAGATAAATTTATAAATCCATATTACAAATATTACAGTAATGTACTCTCTTCAAAGTCGGACATAAACATCTTGGAAATTGGAATGGGGACAAAGAATCCAAACATCGCATCTACCATGTTCTTTTACAAGGAAGAACAAGGATTTGACTCCACGCCCGGTGCATCTTTGAGGGCTTTTAGAGATTTCGTCAAGGGTTCCAAAGTATACGGTGCCGACATCGATGAAGAAATCCTGTTTGAAGAAGAAAACATCAAGACTGCTAAAGTTGACCAACTCGTTAAGAGCGAAATTGATGAACTGTTCAAAGACGTGTCTTTTGATTTTGCGGTAATTGACGGTCTTCACCACATCACAGCCGATGTAAACTCGATTATTTCACTTATCAGTAGAATGAACAAGGGTTCCAAACTAATCATAGAGGATATCACTATTTTCGACAACTGGAAGGTTGTAGATTTTATTTTATCTCGAATTGAAGGAGTAACGACTGAGTTTATAACCGATGAAGAATCAAAGGTTTACATCTACGTATTGACTAAGTAGACATCCCAATTTCTCCACATTTCCCCGTAATCGTTACCCCCTTTTATATCACGATTGTCCGCACCCTTTGCATTATTGTACTTAACTTTTGCAATGCGACCACATTCGTAATCTATAAATTGTTCACCGTTATCGATGACGTGTCTTCCTATCATACATTTTTGTGGAAACATACGCACGTGATCAATACACGCATTTATATACGCACCCGGTCCCGTGGGCGCCAAGCAATCCATACCGTAATGCATATTATCGACATTCCACAAAATTATGTCAATCATCTTTTTGGATATCGGGTGTTTTGGAATTGAACCTATGAATCCAGTGGTCATACACAATTGTTGTTGGGGTGTATCTATACACACATAAAAGTCTTTGTTGTATTTTTCGAGTGTTTCCAATGGTTTAAGACACACCATTCTCGCGTCGGTATACCAACCACCTTCGTTGTATAGAATGAGATGACGCATTAAATCACACTTGTATGAATACGGTTTCAATTTTTCGTACGCTTTAAGAATCTTATCATCAAAATGTTCTTTGATGTAATTCACACAATCATTTCCGGAAAATAATTTGACTTTGTAACCGGGGTTCATTCTATAAAATGTTTCGATAGCTTTCTTCATACCATCTGGAAGTTCAGGAAGTTTACCATCATCGACTATTATCACTTTATGAATGACCTTCGGTATCATGTTTAAGTTAAAGATAGTCTATTCTTTAATAGTAATGAAGTTGTCTTATGCAATCACGGTGTGCAACGAATCAAAGGATTTGTATTCACTCATTTCATTTTTAAAAAGAACGAAAGATGCCGAGGACGAGATCAATGTTCTGGTTGACACGAAGCACGTGACACCACAAGTCTTGCGGGTATTGGAACATTTTAAAAATGATATAGTGACATGTGAAAGAGAATTTGACGGAGATTTCAGTGCACACAGAAATTATCACACGACTAAATGTTCGGGTGACTACATATTTATAATAGACCCGGATGAAATGCCAAAAGAAAAACTCATAACAAATATAAAAAATATTATAGACGAAACAAATGCGGATCTAGTGAAGGTACCAAGAATAAATATATGCTTAGGCGCTACGGATCAGTGGTACAAAGATCACGGGTTCGTGGTAAACGAATGTGATTGGGTCAATTGGCCCGACTACATAGACCGAGTTTATAAAAATGACCCTTCAAAAATAAAATATGGAAACAGTCTACATGAATCTATAATGGGTTGTGAAAAGCAAGTTCCACTTTCACCTCATCCAAAATTAGCTATACTACACGTAAAAGCTGTAGAAAAAGACAACAATCGATGGACAGATGGTAAACTTAAACTCAGAGAAGATGAAAATCTGTATGACTCTTTAATGTAAATTGCAATTCTTCGTCCGTCATTTGGGGAAACAATGGTAAACTCACACATTTTTTACAAAATTCAATTGCATTTTTGCACAAAATGTGGTACTCACTGAAACACTCTAATTCTGGTAAAGGGTGGGGATAATGTATACCAGTTTGAATCCCCAAATCATTCATGTGTTTTATATACTTTTCCCTATCTTGTTGTAACGTATAAAATACGTGATACACGTCTTTACCAACTTTGCTTCTCTTAGGAAATTCTGCGCCGTTTTGGTATCTCTCTGCGAGTGATATCCTTTGATTCGTCCATTCGTCCAAGTGTTTCATTTTTTCACATAAAAACAAACCTTGAATTCCATCCATGCGTGAATTTATACCATCCGTTTTGTGTTCATACCGATTGTGTTTCGGAGATCCGAGGCTTGCATACTGCTTCATCTTTATAGCTAAAGTTTCATCGTTTGTTATGCACGCACCTGCATCTCCAAGTGCCCCCATATTCTTACCTGGGTAAAACGAAAAGCACCCTATGACACCGAAATTACCCACATGTTTTCCGTCTATGAGAGCACCGTGCGCCTGTGCACAATCTTCTATGATTGGTACACCAAGATCCAATAACTTTTTCACATCCACACATTGTCCATACAAGTGAACAGGAATCACACAGTCAACATCCTTTACGGTATCCACTAACATGAGACCACTTTGTGGGTCCACATCTACGAAAACCGGTGTGTGACCGGCGTTTACGACTGCCATAGCGGTCGCGGCATAAGATATAGCTGGCACAGCTATACGAGATCCAGGTTTAAGTTCGAGTGATTTTATGGCTATGTAAATAGCGTCAGTTCCACTATTACATGTGACACAATGCTCAGACTTTGTATACTTTTTAAATTCCTCGGCAAACTTTGTGTCTCCCACAAAACCACACGTGTCTAGCACCTTATCGAGTGCATCATGAAACGATTGTTTCAATGGATCGTGAATTCTAGACAAATCATTATATGGAATCTTCATTATTAAAGATTACGTGTTATTCTTTAATAATGAATTGTGTCATAATTGGTTTGGGTTATTTTGGTAACATACTGAAATCAAAACTCAAAAAATTGGAATATAACGTCATCACAGTAGATCCATACAACTCAAGTGCAGATTTTAAAAGTCTAGAGAGTGTGGTATTTTTAGAGGAAGATAGATACTTTGTTACTACACCCGCGAGTACACATCACTCAATTTTACTCGATTTGTTTTCAAAAGGTGTAAAAAATATATGGGTAGAAAAGCCCATATGCCCCTCGCTAGAAGATACCCTCGATATATTTTCCAAAAAACCAGATGATACATTTTTATATTGTGATTTCACTTGGTTACAACATAATGCCATAAAACGCCTCGGTGAGTGTGAAGGTGTGAAACACATCGAAATGAAATGGTTAAATAACGGAACCATGATACCAAAAGATGTGAACATAGTAGAGGATCTCGCGATTCACCCGATATCTATACTCATGTTTCTGCTCATAAAATCTAAGAAAAGTATAAAAAATATAAATGTACCTTACGCGAGCGATAAATCGGTTTTAATAAACGGGGTATGTGATGACATCACGTTTAACATAGAAGTCAGTAACACTTCTATGAAAAAGAGCCGAAACATAAGTCTTTACTGTAAAGACAATGTATATAGATGGTCATCTGAAAATGAATTTTTTATAGAAAATGCAGAATACATACATAAAACGGATGCAATCGAAATGAATATAAAACATTTCATGTCGAGGAATTCAATTGGATACCCATTAGACATCGCTCGAACACTTGAAGTTGTCAACAAAGCTTTTAGAAACTTTGAGTAATTCGCGTTTTTCATCATTCGAAAGATTAGATCTCTCTATACCAATCTCATTTACCTTGATTGGTCTAGCGGGAACACCGCCCCATACGATTCCATCGGGAGATTCTCCTTTGAAGAAGCTACCTGCACCAATCACACAATATTTACCTATAGTTGATCTCTGGTGTACAGATGCATTCATTCCTATATGAGAATAGTCACCTATATTTACGTATCCGGCGATACTACACCCCGGATTCAATTGAACACCATCTCCGATGTGTGAATCATGACCCACGAAACACCTATTCATTATGTAACAATTGTCGCCTATGTATGTAACTTTATCTGTAGGTTTATTTATAACGGTATATTCTCTTATGACTGTGTTATTTCCTATGTGCACACGGCCATAACCACTCGATCTCATACCTTTCCAATCGGGTTCAGTTATGAGCATTACAAAACTACCACATTAAATCTTTAACTCATTACTGATTATCCCAGGTCACTCTTGGACCCTTCAATATGGATCTTGGTGGACCAGACAGCAGCTGCGCCTGTTCAGCTTTACGAGCGATCTTGCCACCTTTCATGAGCATATATCCGCACACGAATAACATAATCGTGTTCACAGCCGCAGAAATACCGGCGTAGGCCACCTTACCCTTCTTGTCAGCTGGATCACATTTGTTTATAACATTTATCAACATGTATGAACCAACGGCACCCATCAAGGAGAACAACACGTAGAAAGCCGAAAGCTCGGCGGTGAATAATTGAATAGTCAACAAAGTAACGACCACGCCGATCGCCATAGCGAGTGTGTGACTGAAATACCCCTTTATGTTTTGCAAGTTCTTAGAATCTTCGGTCAATGCACATCTGTTGAGCACATTTATACCAATCGCGCTTACTGAAATGTAGAATATGAGAAGAAAGACTATAGACACCAGTGTTCCCGTTTTCATCTTCAAATCAAACTTTTGTTTTTGCAAAGCTGTAGCTGTATCCACGACAGCCGCGGAACTTGTGACTTTTGACATACCTCTACCGATAGAAGCGGCACCCGACTTAACACCTCGAGATATACCAGCACCAGCACCCTGTGAGAATTTCTTAAACATTGTATATGTTATCACGAGAAATTAATATTGACATATGATAGATGAACACCAAAAATATTATCATAATTATATTGGTACTGTGCTGTATATCATCAATCACAGGGGGAATCATTGGTATGAGGGCCAAGCAAACTGGTAAAATAGAAGGCACCGAAGAATTCTATGTACAAAAGTATGAACTCGACAAAATCAAAGGTATACTCATCGACGCCATTGCTGCTGGTACAGAGATAGTTCCACCACTCAAAACTGCGGCTGATTTCAGAGAAATTGAAGATTACATGGATTACATGAAGGTTGTCGCGGTTGAACAAAAGGCACGAGATGAAAAGATTGCGCGTTCTCAGCCACACATAGACCGAATTAAGGGGTGGTGTGCCAAACACAAAGATGCAGTGGAAGAATTCAAAAAGTCTGAAACCATAAGAATTACATACCTCACCGGAAAGACCCTCACAGCAGGGCAATTTTATGATGCATACATGCAAGATGTATCGAACGCAGGTAAAGTCCTCTTATTTAAAGTGTGTGCACAACAATAGATGCACGTCACGGATTCTATTCGAATTCTATTAATGCTCCTGTCTCATGTGATGCAAAAGACAGGAAGATTGACGTTCGAAGAAAAATGCAAAATGCTTGAATTCATAGGAAAAGTCGCAAAACATACAGAGTTTACTCCTCGTTTTTCGAATTCCGCCGAATCTGTGCAATTGTATACAAACCAAGTATTACACCTAGAAGAGAATAAATTGCATAATAATTAGACCCATTTCTGAATTGATACACACTCCATATACTACTCGCTATTATACCAGATATCACGTACTGCATGTTGTAGTCCTCCACATTTTTCATGTTGTACACGTCATTGAATTCATTCATGATTTGATACAAACCTATTGACGTAGCCACAAAAAAGAGTGTGTTGTCTACGTTCATTATAATTGTTAAAGAAAATATTTGTAAGCTATATATAAAATGAGCAACTCCCCAGAATCCGTCCTCGCTGGATATGGTACTTCAGAAAAGTCCAAAGAAGTTAAGATCGTCGTTGACCGCGTAAAGGCACTCGCCAACCGATACAGAAAGACTGGCATCAACAAGGAAAACATTTGTGGTGTCGTGTCTTCCCTCATGATGGAAGTCAACAAGATTAAGGTTCTCCGTGGTCCAGAAAAGAAGGAACTCGTCATCGACTTGATCTACTCTATCATCGAAGACATTGACGATGGAGAAGAAGACTCTGAACTCGAAGTCGTTCTCAAGAAAATGGTTCCACCAATGATTGACAGCTTCTCGGTGATGCTAAAGATAACTAAAGGTTGCGGTTGCTTTGGAAAGTAGATGAAGTTTCCGTCTCTGGAAACCATGGTAATGTACGGTATTTACACTATTAGGGATTTAATCCTGTATTCAGAAGATAAACTTGTACAAAGGAACATTCGCGTACTCAACGAGTGTGACACATGTTCGTTTGTATTTGAGGGTCACGCGTGTGACAACTGTAACTCTATTAAAAAGGAGGATCGATTGATACTCAGGTAAAAATGCCGAGTTATCCGATTGTTACAACGCATACGACGCGCCACTTTCGCGCTTTTCGAAAGTGATTGCATATGTTGCGCAGAACGCAGAATGATAAAAGCGCTCAAACACGAATGTCTAAAACGTGGTAACAGAATACATCAGTTTGCTGCGTGGGTAAAAAGGAAGTTTGGTACACTCGTCATATACAGGGAAACTAGTTATGGTAATGGTGTATCCCTTCCGTGTGTTTTGTGCAGAAAGGTTATAGAGAAATACGGGTTACGTTGGAGAGCCTATGACGGGGAAGCATGGATAGATAGTTTCAATTCTAAACACATACCCAAATCAAAACCAACGAATAAACAACGCAGACTTTTAAGATTTGGGCTTAATGATTAACCCCAATGCAGATTCCAAATTGTTTTGGTTTCTTTTTAGTGGCTTCTCTCTTTTCAATTTGAGAGTTTCATTCTTACCAGTCGATCTGTTTATTTCATCCATCTTTTTCGTGTTTGAAATAATCGGTATGACTCGGTCTTCTAATGGCTTCTTGTCTATTTCTCTAGGTTTCTCTTTGTCTATCAGGCTATTACTTCTAAATTCTTCTATGGTAAGATCACCACCAAACACGTCTAATTGTTCTCGAAGAGGCGCCATAGTTATAGAACCAAGTTTGTTATACAACTTTTTGCGCATAATTATGATGTTACTGCATATGATTCCACCTCGCGTGATTCCATATTTATCTATCGCATAACGCTTCATGCAACTCCAGGAGCAGAATCCACCACACGTATAAAATTTATTACGCTTTTCATCGTACTTGTATGGTAATTCAAGAGTTTCTCCTTCGAATGGGTGACAACACCACCAACACCACATAATTTAAATTTATATATATGTCTTTAAGCATATATTTTTTTCTCAGTACATCTCAAAGTCACCATGGGTGGAGGAGGAAGTACTACCATCAAGCAAAATCTTAACATGAATATGTTGAACGAAATGATGTACAACTCCGTGGTAAATAACACTACGAGTACTACGAATATCATAGAAAACATCCAAGGTATGAAGATCAACATCAAGAACAACATTGGTTGTAAAATTATCATGGAGCAAGCTGCCGAAGCGAGTATCATGTCTCAAACTGAACAAATCGTAAACAATTTCCAATCAATCGAAAATGAACTCGTGTCCGCCATGCAATCTCAAGTCAGTGGCGCACTCGACAAACAAACACAAATGGGTAACCTGCAATTTGGTGATCGTCAAAATGTTGAACAAAACATAAACAATGAAATTAAGAATATTGTGCACACAGAACTAGAAACAAACAACCTCACTGAAACTGTAAACAAGGCTATTAATATTCAAGATGGTGAAATAAACATCGATAACACGATTTGCCCAAATAGTGAAGAACTTGTTTTCAAGCAAAACATTTCCGCGGACATCGCTGCACAAACGGTGAGTCAGAACATTCTTTCCGCCACTACGAGCAACAAGGTCATTAATGAGACCATCACCGAAACTGAAGCCAAATTGTCCACCAAAGCGGGTGGTGTTGCCGAAGTCGTGGATTCCGTCGGTAATGCGTTCGCGGGTCCATTCATGTACGCCGCCATCGCGTCGGTGGTGTGTGTACTCATTTTGGTTGCCGCGATGGTTGCACTCGGTAAGTCCCCAGCTGGTCAAAAAGCTATGAACTCCGCGGCGAGTCGCGCGTTTAGATAATTTAATTACATTTTTGTTCTCTGTGGTGTACTGTGACCACTAAAAACAAAAATACATTTACAAAGATTCGAGATGTTCAATTAAAGCATCGCGCTTATTTGCCTTAGCGAGTGGTATGATTCTAGCAAGCTTTTCTTCATCATCCGTGGTTTCTTTCGCAAGTCCATAAATGATGTATGGATTGAGGAACTTTTCGGGTGCGGCATCTTTCACGTATTTGAGAGCCTTGGAGTCACCCTCCAAGTTTTCTCGCATCCTGATAGAAGCTAACCACATGACGACGACAATAATAGATATGACCAAAGCTACCGTATTTAACCGATTGCCTATCTTCATTTAAGATACATATAGAAATTAATTGACTGGTGCGCCACGTGGTTGTCCACGTGGTCCGATTGGTCCGCGTGGCCCGGTTCCACGTCTTTGCATAGCTCTAAATCGAGCTTCTCTGGCGCGAGCGGCGGCTCTGCGCCGGCGCTCTATATCTTTTTGTCGGCGTCTACGTCGGCGATTTTCTTGCATCTTTCTGAATCGATCACGGAATCCCCTGTATCCTTCCGTTGTACCCATTGGTAACAAGAGGGCTACAACTAGCAATACGAGGGCGATCAATACGACTGGGTTAACTTTCTTCATTTACAGTATATAAAGAAATAAATTTCCTTTAAGTCAATGATACTTAGCATAGACGTAGGTATACGTAACTTAGCCATTTGTCAATTTAATGAAGAGTCAAATCTCGTTGCGAACTGGGATGTATCGGGTGTTCCGCCTGAGTCTAAAGATGGTATATTCGTGTCGATGCGAAATCACCTCGATGAACGACCGTGGGTCTTAGAATCAGATGTCGTCCTGATAGAGAAACAACCCGACCGAAACAAGAAAATGAAAATGGTAGAAAACTTTTTACACGCGTACTTTGTCATAAAAGCTCCTAAATCCGAAACTATCATTTACGACGCCAAGTTTAAGATTCCAGATGTGTGTGGACCAGGTAAAGCTCAGTATCTCAAACGAAAGAAAGTATCTATTGAAAGATGCGAAGCATTTTTAAATGCCAATTCCATTAACGCTCATTGGCTCCCAATATTCAAAGAGTCCAAAAAGAAAGACGATCTCGCAGACACGGTGATGCAAGCCATCAGTTTCACGAAGCGTACGGAGCCTCTCAAGAAGACTGTGAAAAAGAAAGTCATTCCGAGAAGACCCAATCAAAATCAAAAGGAATCTAAATACTCAAAGTCTAATCTCGCGTGGATTTACCTTAACAAACCCGAATGTGAATGTCTCGAGAAAAACAAACGGTTTATGAAAGACTTGAGAAGATACTACAAAGACATAGACGGATTGAAAAATGACTTAGACGAAAAATATCTAAAGTAAAGTAATGCTCAGATATGCGGCAACATTCAAAGAACTTCCACGTGTTTTAGAAATCATACACAGAAGGGGCGAAAAAGTCATAGTCGATTACGCGAAAGAAAATTGTAAATTAAGAGACGCATTCGAAGTTATGCGTACCACAGAGAGTGTCATCAAAACACTCCCACCGGAATCCATGTGCGCCATAAAACTCACGAGTTTTGGTTCGAGGGAGTCTAAATCTACGGCAAGGGACTGTACACACTCCATCATAAAAACAGCTAAGAAACACGGTGTAAAGATTTGCATAGACGCCGAAGACGTATTGTACCCAGACATATGTTACGATATGATGGCGGAACACAACACGCGAAGTGCTGTTCATGTATACAAGACCTACCAAATGTATAGAATGCGGGCGATGCAAGAACTTCTGTGTGACATGGACGACACACAAAAAGATGGGGTCATGCTCGGTGCAAAGCTCGTTCGGGGTGCCTACTTGAGAACACAAGAAGGTCTGTTTTCTGATAAGGCACACGTAGACAATGAATACGCGAAAGCGATGGCGTACTCACTCGTGTGTCCACACGTACATACCATCATAGCGACGCATAACGAACGATCACTCAGATACGCGACGAAGTTTGACAAGGATCAATACGTGACCGCACAACTTTTAGGAATGGGCAAAAACATAGGCATCGATTACAGATACGTTCCGTTTGGAAACATGATAGAACTTACCCCTTATTTGCTAAGGCGCCTGAGAGAACGGATGTCATGGAATTAAAGATTTAACCCATTATATAATTAATCATGCAGAAAGATGTCTTGGATCACGGGTTTGTTCGCCTCGTGGACCACATGCCTCGGGAAGATTTGGATGCGGCCATCGTACAATCCGCCCGAGTCTCGTATGGAGATGGGACTAAAACCTCAAGAGGAGATCGGGGACTTATTCGATATCTCCTTAGACACTGGCACACCACACCCTTCGAAATGGTGGAATTCAAGTTTCACATCAAAATGCCCATCTATATCGCTCGACAGCATATGCGCCACCGCATGGCCAGCATCAACGAACTCTCCGCCAGATACTCCGTCGTACCGAAACAGTACTACGAACCCGACATTCTACGCGGGCAATCCAAAGTAAACAATCAGGGCTCGGAAGGTGTCGTGGATGTCGGCGACGAATTATCCTCTAAAGTTTCTGAAAAGCTCAACGAATCGTTTGAGTTGTACCAGGACCTTCTCGACAGGGGTACGTGCCGGGAACAGGCACGTGGCAACCTCCCACAATCGACGTACACGGAATTCTATTGGAAGATCAATCTCCATAATCTCATGCACTACCTTCACCTACGCATGGATGAACACGCACAAATGGAGATTCGGGAATACGCGAACGCAATTTATGAACTCGTCCAACCACTCGTCCCCGTCACGATGGAGGCGTTCAAGGATTTCCGCACGGATGCGATGCACTTAACAGGTCCCGAAATCAGGGCCATCGCCACGGGTGAAAAGATTGAATCACCGGGTGAACGTAGAGAGTTTGAGGAAAAACTCAAGCGACTTAATATTAATTTGTAATGGAATAGTAAGATGAGTAACAAAGCAATCAAAGATATACTCTCAAACATGGGTCTCAAAAATGAGAACATGATAAACAAGGAAATACTCTCGCGCGTGAGAGAATACAATAAGATAGTAAACAGACTCAAACGAGGCGCCACGCTCTCGAGTGACAAATCAAAGGCGCCCACGCGCGCGAAACTTTACGACAATTACATAAATCAAGGAATCGTGTTTAATAAACCAAAGAGAAAAGAAGTCGTCGATCTCCTATTGAACTATGATAATCTACGCAAAAATGTGCGAATTTCTGATGCGCGTCGTATGTACAAGGGACACGATATGATAGAGAATTACATGAACAACACCCGCGTGTTAAGTGTGTACAAGACAGAACTCATCAATTATTTGGCACAGCTGTATCAGTTTCTCAAACTTTATAAACGAGACTCCCCATCTGTAGAAAGGATTCTAGATGTCATAGGTATAAAACCTTCACAATTTGAAAAAATTCAAAAGAGTGGTGAGGCACTCAAAGCTCTCGAAAAGCGTGTTAAAATCATGAAGACCATAAAGAAGAGTAATAGTGGTAATTTCTCATACAGAAATAATAACGTTTCATTTTCAGGTCTCTATTTAAGTGATATGTTAGACCGTATAGCTCAA